CTATCGCGGCAAGGAAATGCCGGCGCTGACGGCTTGCCACGGCGCTTCGTGGCCGCCCAGATAGTGCTCGGTCATTGCCACGTTGCTGTGGCCCATCAGCGCCTGGATCTGCTCGTTCGTCCAGCCGGCCTCCTTCAACAGGGCGCCGCCCAGGCTGCGGATTTCATGGAACGTGGGCGGGTTGTCCATGTCGACGCCGGCTGCATCGCGTGCAGTGGCGAAGGCACGCGACAGTTGTTCCGGCAGCACCTGGGTGTGATGGTCTCGGTCCTTGGCTCGCATGTTGCTGGGCCGCGCTTTCTCTGGCAGCCGGTGGATCAGGTAGGGCGATACGACAGCATCGCGGCAGCGGGCCAGCAGGTCGCCCAGCGGACCGGTCGCGGCGATCTGCAGGCGGACGTTCGTGGAGCCCTCGGTCTTCGACGGCACCACCCACAACGCGCCATCGCGCAGGTCGGCGAAGCGGGCGGAAACCACATCTTCGCGGCGCAGCAGCGTCAGCAGTGACAGGTCCATAGCGTTGCGCACCCACTGCGGCGCGACATCCCAGATTGCGCGGTAGACGTCAATCGATAGGCGCTCGCGCTTGCGGCTGTGCGAGAACTTGCGGGTGGCCAAGGCTGGGTTGGTGTCGATCCAGCCTTCTTCCACCGCGCAGGCCAGAATCCAGCCGAGTACCAGGCGGAACTGCTGCCGCGCACGCTCCGATTCGGTCACTTCCCGAATGAAGGTGGCGCAGGCCTTTACGGTCACGTCGGAAACCGGCGTTGAGCCCAGGCCGGCCTCGATTCGACGGATAACGCTTTCGTACACCTCGGCGGTTTTGGGCGCCCACTTCCTGCCAGGAATGTCATCGGTCCGGAACACCTTGATGGCGTCGGCCACGGTCTCGCCCGGCGTCAGCACGGCAGCCACCAAATCGTTCCCCGGCATCAGCAGCGCATTGAGCTTCTTGGCTGCAGCGAAGGCCTTGGCCTTGTCCTTGCCCATTGCGTGCTCTTTCCGAGTTATCGGATGGCGGTATTTGAACCCGTCACGGTGTGCGTAGAGGTTGGCCGGCCAGTCGCGGCGGCTTGGTTTGCGTGCACGTCCCATCATGGCAAGTTACGCCGCTGCCAAGACGCTGGCGACCAGGTCATCGCCACCGGCCAGCCATGCATGCTCATCGACGTACCACTGGCCGACGACCTTGGTTGCGGGAATCTTCCCATTACGGCACCACCGGCCCAGCAGCTGGGCATCGGGCCGACTGTCTTCAGCGAAGTATTTTTCTGCCCATTTGTGGGCCAGCATCAGTTTCATGCTGCGTCTCCTTCCAGCGCCGCGCGGGCACTCTTGATTCGGTTGTTTCGGGGTTCTGTGATGCAGGTCCGGCGTTCTAGACACTTGGTCCCATTGCGGCCATGCCGAAGAACGGCGATGGTCAGATCAGGAGATTTAGCAAAGGAGTGAATGGAATTGCGACCTGGTGAAAGAGCATTAATGTCATCGTTGTGCGCCGTTGATGACGGGGATAAGCCGGACACACCGCCGTTGCTAGGTGACCTTGTTATGTGGGGATATGCGACGGGAACGCCTGTAGCGTTGACGGCAGTTGGCAGGCAGGTCCTGAACGAACTGCAGGAGCGCATAAATATCGGCGAGGTGCGGTAGCTATAAACGACTGGGAACAGCTGCGGAGCGGTCATCGGCGCTTCCTCGCAAACGGCGCCATGATCTTGGCGGCCTCTTCCAGATCGCCGCGGGCGAGGGCGATCACTGCCAGGCCGCGCGCCTCCCACATCCTTCGGGTCTTCGGCCGGGCCTTGTCCAGGTTCACACCGGTCTTGCGGGCGAGGTCGTGGCCGATGGCGATGTGGTCGAGGGTTTCAGGGAATATGGTCATGCCGCCATCCTCAGTGCCGCAATAACAGCGCAGGCCTTTGGCGGGCATACGGCGTTGCCCATCAGCTGCATGCCGTCTTTCTTGTTCTTCGGCAGCAGGTAATGCCTGGGAAAGCCCATGGCGATCTTGGCTTCATCCACGGACACCATGCGCATGCGATCACCGTCGATGATTGCCCAGCGGTCGCGGGTGGTGATCGTGCCGATGGGACGCTCCAGCGATCGACCGGTCAGACCAGAGCCGGTCCCGAAGTAGGGCGCCACGAAGCGATCCCCGAATGCCGCTCGGCCGGCGCGCACGCGGGCAATCGTTGCTGCTGCGCGGCCAGGACGCTCCACTGACGACCAGGTTCCTGCGTCGAAGTCGATAAAGGTGCTAGCCGGCACGTGCGCCATCTTCGGCAGATGCAGCTCCAGCGGATGCTTGCTCTTGGTCAGCACGATGAAGATGCGGACGCGGTGCTGCGGCACGCCGAAGTCAGCAGCGTCCAGCAGGTGCGGGCTGATTGCGTAGCCAAGGGCATGCACAGCGGCGCACCAAGCAGGGAACAACTTCCACTTCATGAAAGCGGGGACGTTCTCGATCACCGCGGCAATCGGTGACTTGGCCTCCAGCGCGGACACCACAGCCCAGGCGGTGGAGCGCGTGGCGTCATGGTGCGGCCGTTCCCTTCCTCGGGCCGGCGTATGGCCCTGGCATGCAGGTGACGCCAGCAGCAGGTCGAAGTCTGGCAACAGGGTCCAGTCCGCCTGTTGCAGATCCTGGCAGACGTGCTGGGTACCAGGGTGGTTCGCAGCGTGAGTTTCCACGGCAGCAGGCCAATGGTTCGCAGCCCAAACGACGTCGCAGCCAGCTTGTTCGGCCCCTTCAGTGAAACCACCACCGCCAGCGAACAGATCGATTGCCTTCATACCGCATACCTCGGCATCGGCCGCACAGGCCCGAACCACAGGGCAGCGGCGTTGTTGATTCGGACCTGCTCGCGGTCGCGCACCAGGTCGGGCAGGGGGACGCGGTACCGCCGCCGGTCATTGACGCAGACGGTGCACGTTCCTTCGCGGCCTCGGCTGCCGGCCTTCGGGAATGCCTCGGGCGGCAGCGGGCGTTGGCACGCGTTGCAGGCCTTCATGCTGCGGCCCTCTGTGCGCCCATGGCAAAATGCCCCCCAATCCACAGGGGGATCAGGGAATGAGCATGTTGGATGGCGTAAGCCAGTGTTGGCCGTTGGCGAAGGACTGCCATGTTTGGTGGGAGGCGTGGAGCTCCATCTTTTCCCTCGCAGCGGTAGTGGTCACTGCGATAGCGTCGCTCGCTGTGTATGCAATGAGCAGAAATGCTAATCGGCTCGCGAAATCCATTCACGAAGAGAGCGAGAACACCCGAAAATGCGAAGCGCGGTTTATAGCGGCCTATCTGTATGCCGAAATACTCAATGCACAGAATGCAGCTGGAGGCTGGCTCTCTACCGTGGAAGCAGGGGATCCGTTCCGCCTGCTCGCTTTCGACATCGTGACGAAACAGAACGTATTCGGCCTGCTTAACAACATCGATCTTCCTCTTTCGCAAGAGCGATTCGATCGTCTCCACGTTCTTGATGAAGAGGTTGGCAGTTCGCTTGCGCGGGCATTGGGTACCATCGCGCTTGTTCGGCTTGCAGTGCCACGATTGGTGGTCGCACCGGATGACGAAGACGGGAAATTGTTCGTCACAGCCACGCTGGGGCACGTTCAGTCCGTATATGACGATCTCGCGGTGGTCCTGGAAGCCTCCCGGAGTGCGCGTTGGCCGGCTTAGCTGGCTCATGCTGCTTCCTCCATAGCTTCCAGGTCGATCTCGTCCACGCGGTCGCGCAGCTTTCGCTTGGCCTGGCGCAGTACGCGGGCGATGTGTGCGGGCTCGGCGTCGGTGAAGAAGGCCTTCTCCACCTGGTGCGGCTTGCGGTTGTTGTCGCGGCGCCACAGGCGGTAGATCACGGCGGATCCATCGACAGTTGGGAAGCGCGCCCAGGTCAGGCCATGGCCCTTGCCCGGCTGGCGGCGGGCGAATCGGTCGCGGTCAGCCATTGCTCTGCTCCATCAGAAATTGCGTATCGATCGCCCAGCCGGCCTCACGCGCGGCGCGCAACCGCAGTTCGTTGGCGTCGAACTCGTCCAGGGAGAGGGCGGCGATCGCGCCCTCGACGTGATGCGGCTGCAGAGGCCGGTCGGTGCGCTGGAAGATGCGCCACACGCTGAAGCGCCTGCAGTTCCATGCAGTGGCCAGCGAGTCCAAATTGCGGCCGGCATCGTGTAGATGCCGGCGCAGCATGTCCCGTGCGGTTATGCGCGCGGGTTGCGGTCGGCGCAGCTTGGCGAGCATGCCGGCGGTGCGGTAGGTGGCGCGGTCCATGGTCAGGCCGCCAGCGGGTACTGTTCGGATGCATCGCGCAGACCATTGACCAGGGCCTGGCAGATGGCCGGAAACTGCGCCTGGTCATACAGCTTGGCTGCGCCTGTGGCGTTGACCGGCTTGAACCCCAGCTGGGCCAGGCCGTCGGCACTGATCGACAGCGGGGCGATGCGCGCGTTGATGTCGCCCAGCTTGATCTTGACGACCTCGCGCGGCGCTGCGGCTGCAGGTGCTGCGGTCTGCGGTGCCGGTGCCAGATTCGACACGCGGTGATGCTGCTCAAACCGTGCGGCACCTTCCTGCTCATGTAGCGCCTGAGCTGCCGGAGACAGCCCTGCACCGCTGGACGCCTTAGCAGCAGCCAACTCGGCTTTTGCCGCCTCTGCCTTCGCGGCTTCCTCGGCCTGAGCCTTCGCGCGAGCCTCGTCCTCTGCGAGCTGACGGGCGCGGGCCTCTTCTTCCTCGCGGATCTTCGCGCGCTCATCGTCCAGACGCTTCTGCTCGGCCTGCTGGTGCTGGGCGATCCGCGCTGCCACCAGGTTGCGCATGTCGTCCGGCGCCTTGTGGGCGCACAGCGCGACGCGGTCGGCGAACAGGGCGGCGTGCTCCTGGTGCTCGGACAGGATCGCGACGTTCGCGCGCACGCGCTCGGCCAGCTGGCTCGCCTCGATCTTGCAGGTGGCCACCGCGCCAGCGACGGCATCCTGCATGCTGCTGAGCGACTTCTTGCCCTTGATGGCGGCGGCCAAGTCCAGCTGCAGCGACTGCGACGGCTGGATGCGGTGCTCGCCCAGGGACGCGTTGATGCTGTCGTAGTGGGCCCGCACCGCCTTGGCGCCATCGGCGACGATCTGCGCGCGACGGTTCTCCTTCTCGACCTTGACCGCCTTTTCCAGCGCCAGCCGCGCCTGCCGAATCGCTTCGCTGACCGAGCTGGCGGTGCGGAGTAGGGCGTCGATGTCGACCATCTCGCCCAAGGTGGATTCCGTCGCGGCCTTGATGCGGGCCTCGGCCTCGCTGCATGCCTTCGCCGCAGCCTCGGCGTCCACGAAGTCCTGATCGGTCTGCAACTGGTCGGCGCAGGGCAACTGGGCCAGGAAAGCCTCGGCGTTGGCCTTGAACGCGTCCATGTTCGAAGCCAGCACGCGGCCCTCGACACGAATCGTCAGCGCGCCGAAGCCGGCGATGGGGGCGGCTACCGGCTCGGCCTTGGCTGGCTCAGGCTCGTAGGCGGCCACGTTGGCCTCAAATTGCGCCCAGCCGGCGACGATCTTTGCGCGCAGCTCGTCGTTGCTGACGTACCAGCAGTGACGTTCCTCGACCAGCTCGTCGCCGTTCCACTTCGACGCCATGAAAAGGACACGCGACGCATCGCTCACTGCCAGCTGCTGCTCCATCTGCACCTGGTACAGCAGCGGCAGGTCGGCACCAGTGCAGCCGTCTACCATCGCCGCGCGCAGCTGGTCATTGAGGCTCTTGTGCTCGAACGCCACGTCCTCCAGCAGTGTCAGGCCGTCGAAGCTCGCCGACAGCTTGCCGTTGGTACCGGTGACCGGGAACAGCTCCTCGCCGATGATCTGCTCGGCCAGCGGCCTGGCCAGTTCCTCGAAGCGGTGGCCGTCGTCAAAGCGGCGCTGCGTGGCGGCATCCACTTCCTGGGAAATGCCGGTGGCCACTTCGCGGATCAGCTGCGCGCGTGTCTTGTACGGGCTGCAGCCCATCATCGCCGGCGCGTCGCTGGCATTCTGGTGCTGGGCTCGGTGGGCATGCCATTCGGCGGTGCCCTGGATCAAGTTGACGATCTTCATGCGCGGTCTTCCTCGTTGTCCCAATCGATGGGGCCGGTGTCGGTTTCCGTATTGGTCGGCTCAGCGGCTGCGGGTTCCTGTTCGGCCACTTCTTCGGCCACGTCGACCGCTTCGCACTGGCGCAGCTGCTTGCGCTGCTCGTCGGTCATGCGGGCCTTAGCCTTCGCTTCGACCATGGCGATCAGGTCGTCGGCGCTCTTGCGGCCAGACTCGATCACGGCTTTCCAATTCGGCAGATTCTTGGTGAACTCTTCAGCCGAATACACGCTCGGCTCGGCGGAGACGACAGTGGCCGTCGTGCGGTGCGGCTCCGTTGCCGGGATATCCATGATTTCCTCGGCGATCGGCATACCGCGCAGAACGTCGGGGAACACGTCGCGCAGGGCGAACGCACGGGCGCGCATCTGCCGCATGCGCTTCGGATACTGCGTCCACGGTCCTTGCTTGCCCGCCAAACCGGCAGCCTTCGCGTCGTCCATGCTGAAGGTGCGGACTTCCTCCTCCTCGCCGCGGCGCTTCACCTTGCAGGTGGCCGTCTTGCCGTCGTCGGATTCGGTGATGGACTCGCACAGCGGCGAGCTGCGGACCAGGGCGATGACGGCGTCACCCCACAGCGCCGCGCGGCCGTTGATGACGGCGATGTTCTGGACCGCCTGCAACGGCTTGAGGCCCAGCTCGGAACCCCATTGGATGGCGATGAGGCAGTTGCCCGGCTTCCCCTTGAAGTCCTTTGGGACCATGTCGCTGCCGGCGAGGTAGTCGCAGAAGGTCAGCGCCTGCTCGAAAGTCTGCGGGCTGAGGTCGAACTGCTGGCGCGGCGGGTTGGGAACAGTAGGGAGGGCGCTCATTCCAGCACCTCATGCTCGTCCACCACATCCACTCCATCGACAACCAACAGAGGATCCACTTCGCGCAGGAGGCCCGTCATTACGCGGGTAGCCTGAGCTTCATCGCCGTGGACCCTGTCCCATTCGACCGCAAGCGCCAGGCGCGCTACGACGCCGGCAAAGCTCTGCGCCTGAATCGAGTAGCCGCGTGCCAGGAATTTGCGGACGCGCAGCAGGGAGCCGCCGGCATCCTCATTGCGTTGCGGATGGGTGTACTGCAGGCGCCGAGCTGCCAGATCGCGGTAGAAGTTGTCACCGATGGCAGACATCCACTTTTCGGTGAGCTGGTCGAACCACACGACGGCCTGGCACACGGTGAAGTCGAACGACGCGATGACCTCGCGCGGATCAACGAACAGCCAGCGCGTGATGAACTGGACAGGCATGCGGTTGGCCGTGACCAGGGTCAAGGCGTTGTCGGTTTCAATGAGGCGGCCTTCCCGCTTCTCATTGAGCAGCTTTGCCGCCAGCTTCAGGGTTTCGACACTGCCACCGAAGAGATCCACGTCGTTGGGCTTCTGGCCAGCGATGGTCTCGCGGATGAAGCCGCCGCCGATGCAGACGTTGGCGTCCTTCAGCAGCGACCGGATGTCCTTGGGTATGCGGGTTACTACGAACTGCAGATCATTGGGATGCAGCTCGGTGATGCCTCGGATGATGCTCATGTCGGCTCCAGCCGGCGCGGCCGGCGTTGTGGGAATAGGTGCCCGTCTTTCCGGGCTGTCAGCGGCGCGTGGAGGGGAGGCCAGTTGCCGCGTTTCGCCCTGCGCTGGGGAGTGCGCAGGGCAGGGGGATCAGGCAGCCAGATCGGTCTGCTGCTCTTGAACCTGCGCGATCGGTGGCGTCAGGGTCAGTTCTGCGTCTTCCTTCATGAGCTTGGCCAGCGGACCGAACTCTTCCTCGTCGGGCAGGAAGTAGAGCGAGCCGCACAGTTCAACCGAGCCACCTTCCAGTGCGCGGAAGCTGATCCCGCTGAGGGTCGCGTCGACGATTTCGATGGGCTCGGCCAGGCCGATGCTCGGGGCGCTGATCTGCGCGTCATAGCCGGTGAACTTCTCGTCCCAAACAAACGGCTTCAACTTCGGGTACTGCACCATCACAAGGCCATCGTTCTCGCGGTCGAGATCCAACTGGTCGCCGCGCTGCTGCTTGCGGAACAGCGTGGTGCGCAGCTTCTTGCTGAAGACGTCCAACACGTCCTGGCTAACGCTGGTCTTGAACTTCAGCGTCATGCCGGTGGCGTGGTTGTCCTTGCCGTGGTTCTCAGCGGTCAGCGACGCATGAGTGATCTTCACCACGTGTTGTTCGAGTCCAAACATGGGTATTGCCTCGTTGGTATGCCGGCCTGGCCAGCGGGGATTTGGGCGCGTCAGTTGCTTTCGGCCTGTACCGTCAGCCGGTAGCGGAGGTTGCTCGGGTCGAACACAGCGCCCAGCATCCCGTCAGCGATCTGCTTCACGATCGGCGAGTTTTTCTTCTTGAGCTCGCTGGCGATGTACTGTTTGATCGACTCCTTCAGCGACTCCGTCTGTTCCTCAATGGCCAGTCGCGCGGCATCCTTGATGGCGTTGCCGATAGCCCAATCAATCCACGTCTTGTGACTGCTATGGGAATAGTTCGACGGCTTGCCGTCGGAATCGACCTTGGTGGAGAGAATTGAGGCAATTGCGGCTCGCATCACCTCGCCGGAAGGCCCCATCGCCCCAGCAATAGCGGCAGTGATGTTTGCCTGCACGATCGGCTCGATGATGTCTTTGGGAATGGAAAGGGTTGGCTGATTCATGGTCATTCCTTGAAGGGCGGTGCCGGTGAATCCGGCGAGTGGGTCAGCGGGTGTCGCGCTTGCGCTGAGCAGGGAAGCTGCGCGGACGGATGAAGCCGGTGCGCCTGCGGGTCAGCCGCCGGTGCAGATGCCGCCAGCGGCGGACGATCAGCACGGCCAGCCAGATGCAGAGGGCGAGGATGGGGAGCACGAACGAATCGGCGCGTACCATCACGGCCTTGCGGAGCATGTCGGCGAAGAAGGCCAGCAGGAGGCCGTAGACGGCGAGGCGGATCACGCTGCACCTCCGGCGCTCACCAGTACTGCGATCAGCGCGCCCAGGATCAGGCAGGCAGCTGCGGCGAACACCGACAGGCCTGCAGCTTCGCGACGACCGCTCATGCAGCACCTTCCGGGCCGGCAGGAGCCGACTGATAGCCGTTGCGGACTTCCCACGCCTTGCGGCGCAGTGCGCCGGCGATGTCGGTGCCGTCTCGGCCTTCAGCTTGTTCTTGGGCAATGCTGCGGATAACCAGGGTGTCGTCCCAGCCGACCTTGCGGGCTGCTTCGCGGGCCGTCTGGAACGGGCGCAGGGAGAGGATGACGGCGCTCACGCAGCCACCCCATAGCGCGCTTCCTGCCCGGCCTGCTCGGCCTTGAACGCTTCGTGCTCAGCGTCGCTGCTCGCGTCCCGGGCGATGGGACCCTTGGCCGCCTCGTCCAGATCCAGAGCGAGCAGGCGGGCTGCCTCGGCAATGCCGCAGTCGGTCTGCGCGAGGTGGTAGGCAGAACGGAAGCGGGCCAGCGACTTCAGCAGGGCTTCGCCGCCTTCCTCGTAGCCGATGTGCTCGCTCAGGGCGTCGGCGACCAGGTCCTCATCTTTCAGGCGCTGCTCGGTCAGTTCTGCAGTGCGCTTGGCGACGAACTCAGCCCGGGCTTGCTCACGGGCGCTGATACGGTCGTCGGTGGTCTTCCAGTCGTCGTAGGCCGTAGCCATGTCTCTTGCCCCGTGGATGGCCCGGGTGGGCCGACGAGCGCAAGTTACCGAAACGGTTATCTATCGTCAATACCAAAACGGTAATTATTTGGACTTTCGATTGTGCGGAGCAGCAGCAGACACAAAAAAGCCCCGTCCAGCGGGGCTTTGATGGTTCAGGCATAACGGGTGCGGAGTAGTCCGGCGTCTTCGAGACTGATGCCTTCAAGCATGCATTGCTCGGCGCGCTCCAAGTCCATGTGCAGCTGTACCAGTGAATCGTCATCGAGCTGATCGATGCCGGTAAGGCCAAAGCACGCGTGGTCAATAATCCGTTGCATGTAGTGACCCCAGCGACGGCGGATGTGCCTGATCATCCTGCAGTGCGATTCGCGGGTGATGTCATCCATGCGAGAACTGAGGGGTATGTCCTTTACCAACTGAAGCTGGGGGCGCCTTGGTGTTGAAGATGCGGGGCCCATCGCCGCCGCCATCCGCTTAGCCAGTTCCTGCAGCCTTTCCTCGCTTAGAGCCATCCTCTTCCCCTTTTGCCTTATCCAGCCGGGCCGCAAAGGCCCTCATGAAGTCGAGGATATTGCTGTCGTCCAGGGACGCGGCTTCAGCGGCTACCGTCTCGTACGCCATCGCCAAATACGCCACGTTGATATCTGGAACGGGCTCATCCCCACGTATTTCCGCCACCATCTGCATGAGTCGGTGGGCGGAACGCAGAGTAGGGATGTCGATTCCCACAGCGTGAGACTCAGGGGATGGCGGGCGATCTAATTCACCTTTTGCCAAGCCCATCGCGGCTTCAAGGTCGCGCGCCAAATTTCCGCCGATGCCTTTCGGTTTGGTCTCGGAGATCCATTGGCTGACCTGCGACGGCTGCCAGCGGGTGCCGCCGTACAGGCGCGTCCACTCTGATTGACCGCCGGCCTCGGCGACCAGGCGGCGCATGTTTTCGGTTCGAGCTGTGCTTGCGTCCATACCGGTAATGGTCACAAGCACGGCCGCGGCATGAAATGACCGAAACGGTATTGACCGCAAGTAACCGAAACGGTAACTTGCCGGGCATGAACCTGACCGACTACGCAATTTCCAAGGGTGGAACCGGGACGCTGAAGTGTCCGGTTCTGGCGACCGTCGCGGAAAAGGCAGGGTGCCACGTCGGCACGCTGTACCAAATCGCCCTCAATAAGCGGAAGCCGAGCTATCGGCTGGCCAACAAGATCCATGAAGCGACCCGAGGGCGAGTAAGCCGCACTGAGTTGCTGCCGGCAGCCTTCGGACGCGCTGCCTGACATGCCCACTTCAACGCCCTCCCGGGAACGGTACAACGACGCCGGGCAGGGTGGGGCGCTCCCGTTTGCGCGGCTCGACCACGCGCGCTTTCACCCGATCACCGCGGCGGCTGATCACGTAGATCCGGCCGCACATCCGCTGAAGCGTTACGACGTTCGCTCCGGCCGCTTGAACTGATTTCCGCACTGGCTGCGCTCCATGGAGGGGTGCGGCCATTTTCAGAACCATCCAGGGGAACGCAGGGGAAAACGTGTTCCCAAGGATTCCCCTCAACGAGGCAAGTGCATGAAAAGCCTGCAAATTACCTACGAAGACGGCCTCACGCGCAACCGATCGCTGCGCGAGCACATCGCAGCCCAGGTGTACGCCGGCGCCGGCGTCACCGCAGTGGCCGGTCGGTTGGACATGGCCCCGTCGAAACTCAGCGAGAAGCTGGCCGGCAGCGACAGCAGCGGGAAGCCGCGCGGCCTGTCGATCGATGACCTGGAGAAGTACATCACCGAGACCCGCGATGTGTCCCCGATCCATTACCTGATCGAGCGGTTCTTGATCAGCCCCGAAGCGGCCACGGCCGAGGCGCTGGCTGAGCTTCAGCAGCAGTTGGCTGGTCTTAGTGGGACGCTGGCAAAGCTGGGGGTGCGCTGGCCATGAACGCCACCGAGCGCGCCATGATCCTCGTCTGCCAGCTCTGGCACATCGCCGGCTGCCTGCAGCTGCTGCGGGGTGCGTGATGGCCAGGATTCGTACCGTGAAGCCTGAGTTCTGGTCCAGCGAGCAGGTGATGGAATGCTCGCCGATGGCTCGTCTGATGTTCATTGGCTTGTGGAATTTTTGCGACGACGCCGGCAATCACGTGGCCAGTGCCAAGACCATCAAGGCGGAAATCTTCCCGGGGGACGATATTTCCTCGGCGGATGTTCAGCGAATGCTCGACGAGCTGTCGTCGAATTCCTTGATCGCCTTCTATACCAACGATTCCAAGGACTACCTGCACGTTACTGGCTGGAAGAAACACCAAAAAATCGACAAGCCAACGTACAAACATCCGCCGTATTCGGATGATGCTCGGCGAGGGCTCGACGAGTCCTCACCCCCGGAAGGGAATGGAAGGGAAGGGAATGGAGAGGAAGAAAAGCTATCCTCACTTCGTTCGGATTCGTCCGACGCCGGCGGCGTGGACCTGCTTGGCGATGGAGCAGGGCAGGGCGAGAGGCCCGACCTGAAAACCCGCAAGACCGACCGCATTCGCCAGATCGCCGAGGATGCCCGAGGCGCCTACAACGCAACGCTGGCCAAGCCGCATGGGCTGCTGCCGGCCTGCACGGTGCTGAACAAACCTCGGCTCAAGGCCGTGGAGAAGGCGTTGCCAACCGTGCGGCAGCTCTGCCAGCGCCTGTTCCGCAGTGAGCGCGTGACGCCGCAGTTCTGGGCGCTGTACTTCGAAACCGCCGCTGACGACGACTTCCACTCTGGCCGGCAGCCGGGCGGCCCTGGCCACGAGAACTGGCAGCCAGATTTCGAATACCTGCTGCGCGAGGCGGTGATCGCCAAGCTCGCCGACCGGGCGCTGTCCGAGGTGGTCGCATGAGCGCCGCCCGTGACGAAGTGAGTCGCCTGTCTGCGCTGTACGGCGACCAGCAGCAGTTGCGCCTGCCGCCGCAGAATATCGAGGCCGAGCAGTCCGTGATCGGCGGGGTGATGCTGATCAATCGCGCCCTGTCGGAGGTGGAGGACCTGCTGCAGGAGGGCGACTTCTACCGCCGCGACCACCAGCTGCTGTGGCGCTGCATCAAACACTTGGCCGAGAAGCGGCAGCCGTTCGATGCGGTGACCATCGGCGAGTGGTTTGAGGCGCAGGGGCAGCTGGATCTGGTTGGCGATGGCGCTTACATCGTCGAGCTGGCCAACAACACCCCGTCCGCCGCCAACGTGCGGGCCTATGCCGAGATCGTGGCCGAGAAGGCCAAGATGCGCGCCCTGATCGATGTCGGTCACGACCTGATCGACGCCGCCTACAGCCCCGAGGGCAGGAGCGCACTGGATCTCGTTGGGCAGGCCCAGTCCCGCATCGGGGGCTTGCTGGACAACGAGCCCTGCGACCTGGAGCCGGTGGCACCGGTGATGGCGCGCGTGTTCGAGAAGCTGTCGAATGCGGCAGGCAACAGCGAGGGCATTTCCGGACTGTCTACCAGCCTGGGCGAGCTGGACGAGCTGCTGGACGGCCTGCTGGGCGGGCGGCTCTACGTGCTGGCGGCCAGGCCGAAGATGGGCAAGACCACGCTGGCCCAGAACATTGCCGAGCAGGTGGCGTTGCGTGCAGGTCGCTCGGTGGCGTTCTTCAGCTTCGAGATGAAGCCGGAAGAGTTGGGGATGCGCATGTTGGGCAATCTCGCCGGTGTCAGTGGCGGGAAGCTGCGCTCCGGCAAGCTCGACAACACCGACTGGCAGAACGTCACGCAGTGGACCCGCAAGATCGGCGAGGCCAACCTTCGGATCAGCCGGCCGCGCATCGCCAAGGTGCACCACGTCTGCGCCCAGGTGCGTCGGATGAAGGCGCAGGACCCAGCGCTGTCGCTGGTGGTGATCGACTACCTGCAGCTGATGCACGTGTCCGGCGACAACCGCGCCGCAGGCATCGGCGATATCACCCGCGCCCTGAAGCTGCTGGCCAGCGAGCTGGATATCGCTGTGCTGCTGCTGAGCCAGCTCAACCGCGACGTGGAGAAGCGTAACGGCGACAAGCGCCCAATCGTCGCCGACCTGCGCGACTCGGGCTCCATCGAGCAGGACGCCGATGCGGTGATCTTCATCTACCGCGACGAGATCTATCACAAGGACAGCCGGTGGGAAGGCACTGCCGAATTGATCGTCGCCATCCAGCGCGACGGCGCGCCAGGCACGGCCCGCGTGGCCTACGCCCCCGAGTACTTCCGCTTCTCGAACCTGCCCGAGTGGTGGGAGCCCAAGCAGTCGAGCGCTACGGCATCTGTCGGCAACGGCTCGCCGAAGCCTCGCCGAGGGCTCGCCGCAGCACTCTACCGTGGAGAGGACCAATGACCCTCACCCCAGCAGCAAAGAAGATCCGCGCCAAGCGCGCCCGGCGACCGGTGTACCTGATGGTGCGCAAGCTCGTGGACCCTGCCACCGGTGAACTGGTCGGCTGCCTGGTGCCGGCGAACGAGGTCGATGCCCGCTTGCTGCGGGAGCGCAAGTTCCACACCGGCCGCGAGGTGCGCGCCGAGCTGAAGCAGCCGCGCGAGGAATGGCAGCACCGCCTGATCCACAAGATCGGGCAGCTGATGGTCGACAACGTCGAAGGCTGGGAGCAGCTCGGCAGTCACGATGCGGTCAAGCGCCTGCAGCGCGAGTCCGGTACCTGCTGCGAGGAAATGGAGATGGACATTCCCGGGCTGGGCCGGTTGATGGTCATGCAGGCAGAGAGCCTGTCATTCGACGAGATGGAGCAGGACCGTTTTCAGATCCTGTTCGATGGCATCACCGAGCACATCGGCAAGCGCTACAGCCATGTGATGCTCGACGCAGTGCGCGCCGAGTTCTGGGAGATGGCTGGGACGAACCGGAGGGCTGCGTGATGTTCCCGGTGGCCAGCTTTGATCAAGTCCCTTTGGCGACGGCAAACGATCTACTGACACGGTGGGGCCATCGGATGGGTCCGCTATTGCGAGGCAATAGCCAGGCCCAGCATTGCCACGCGCTGGTGGTCCATGGATATCCAGTTGCCGTGGCCTGCACGTCGTCCCTGATCCGTGAATGTGTTGGCGGCGGTCTGGGCCACATGACGCGCGGTAACACCGTGGAGCTGTCGCGCCTGTGCGCAGCTGAGCCGTGGGCTTGCCGTGTGGCCCTGCGTCTCTGGCGTGAGTGCGTGTTCCCCGGTACCGGCGCCAAGTTCGCTGTCTCATACCAAGATGCCTGCATGCACAGCGGGAACACTTACCGCTTCGACGGATGGACCCGGGCCGGCTATAGCTCCAGCGGCACCGACAGCCGCACCGGCAGGAAAGGGCGGCGGAAATGGATTTGGGTTTGGGAGCTCCCGGCCCAGATCGAGGTTGCCGCCTGATGCGCACCAAGAACGCCAAGCCAATCACCCCGGCGGAGTCCGCTCACCTGGAGGCCGTGAAGTGGCTCCCCTGCAGCGTCTGCGATGCGCCGCCGCCCAGCGATGCCCACCACATCAATCAGGGCCAGCACTTCACGACCGTGGCCCTGTGCAAGGACTGCCACCAGGGCAGCTTCAATGGCTGGCACGGCCAGAAACGCATGTGGACGGTCATGAAGATGGATGAACTCGCCGCGCTGAACGTGACCCTTCGCCGGCTCAATCAAAGGAAAGCAGCATGATCACCCTGATCCTTCCGTATCCGATCAGCGCCAACCGCTATTGGGCGACCCGCGTCATCAAGCGCAAGGGGGCGAAGTTCTCGTCGGCCATGACCTACGTGACACCGGAGGCCGAGCGGTACAAGCGAGACGTGGCCATGCTGGCACTGGCCGCTGGCTTGCGCGCACCAGCAGCAGGCCGGGTAGCGCTTCTGATCCGGCTATTCCCCGAGCGCCCACAGGATTGGGCGCGACGCGCCCGCCGTGAACCGGACACATGGGACGACACCGTGCGCTGCATTGACCTCGGCAACTGCGAGAAGGTGCTGTCCGATGCACTGAACGGCATCGCATGGGCGGACGATAAGCAGCTGCGCCGGATCGTGCTGGAGCGCTGCGAGCCGGACGAGAAGGGCGCGCGAGTTGAAGTCGAGATCGAGTTTCTCGCGGCTGCACCGTCGTTGCTGGACAGGGTTGCCGCTTGAGCACTGACCGCATGTGGAAGCGCTACAAGGCCAGGGTTCGCCGCCTGGGCCGGTGCTCGGTGTGTCAGTTCCGGGAGCTGACGGACGGGACGTTCCATTGCGCACGAAACCAAGATCGGCAGGGCAGCTGCGACTCAGACGGTCGGCTGCCGGCGTTCCGTCTGGACACCGAAGTCCTGGACGAGCTGCGAGACGGGTAGGGCAGGAGGAGATATGGCCACGCCGAACCACGACAGCAACCGAGATCCAACGCCGCGCCGGCAGGTGGAGCGCCGCATCAAGCCGGCGTTCTGCCTGGCTGAGTGCGCCACGCTGCAGGTGCTAGCCGGGAAGCTGCAGAAGCGGATCCGGCAGACGCTGTATGCCCGTGGTGCAGGGACGATGGTGGCCATCAATGCCGAGGGCGAGGTGTTTCTGCTGATGGCTGGCGAGGCCCGGACGGACAAGTTCTACGCCGAGCACTACGGGATCGTGATGGGCATCTACGCCGAGCTGCCGATGGGCGGGGGCAATGCCACGGTCCCTGACCTGGAAGTGCTGGCCGAGGACATCCGGTTCCACCTGCCAGCCGGGGCGCTGGTCGATGAGCCTCCTGCAGCTGGCGAGCCAAAGCCGGTGCAGTTGGAGCTGGTATTCCCTCCGTTGCATGAGATGGCCATTGCCGCGTAATGGCGGCATGAGCGACCGCCAGACGCCCAACACCATCGAACCGATCACAGGAGCGCCGGCCGGGGCGCTATGGGTAATTCCGGCACGACCAGCGGGCAGGTGTCGGCAACAGCCCGCAGCCGACACGGAGGGGGCCGCGTGCGGCCGGTCGGGGGCCATGACCCTCGATGACGCCATGCCTTCCGGGAATCGGCGTTTCTCTGCTGTAGGGGGTTGATCATGCCGCCGAAGGCAAACAAGTCCGCCGCAAAGAAGGTGGCGGAGAAGCCGCAGGCCAAGAAGGGCGCAGGCGGCAGGCCCACCAAGTACAAGGCCGAGTTCGCCAAGCAGGCCAAGTTCCTCGCGGACAAGGGCTGCACTGACCCTGAGGTGGCCGCGTTCTTCGAGGTGGCTCTGTCCACCGTCTCCCTGTGGAAGCTCAAGCACCCGGAGTTTTCGGAAGCCCTAAGGCTGGGCAAGGCCGAGGCCGACGGACGGGTGGAGCGTGCGCTGTTCGAACGTGCCACCGGCTACAGCCACGCCGACACCCACGTCAGCAGCTACCTGGGCGAGGTCACGCTCACGCCGGTGATGAAGCATTACCCGCCTGACTCCACGGCGATGATCTTCTGGCTGAAGAACCGCAAGCCCGAGCATTGGCGCGACAAGCCAGAGGGATTCAACGACGACGCGCCGCCACCGGCTGCCGTCACTGTGACTGTGGTCAGCGGGCGGAAGCGTGCCAACCCTCAATGAGCCGCAGGCGGCTTACCTGCAGTTGCCGCACAAGTTCCGGGCGTTCGTCGGCGGCTTTGGCTCGGGCAAGACCTGGGTGGGCTGCGGCTCTCTGTGCCAGCACGCGTGGGAGTTCCCGCGGATCCCGTCAGGCTACTTCGCCCCGAGCTACCCGCAGATCCGCGACATCTTCTATCCGACGATCGAGGAGGTGGCCTTCGATTGGGGGCTGCGCGCACAGATCAACCAGTCGAACAAGGAAGTGCACCTCTACGCCGGTAGGCAGTACCGCGGCACGGCGATCTGCCGCTCGATGGACAAGCCGGCCAGCATCGTGGGCTTCAAGGTCGGCAAGGCCCTGGTCGATGAGATTGACACGCTGAAGAAGCAGAAGGCCCACGAAGCCTGGCGCAAGATCATTGCCCGCCTGCGCGTGAAGGCCGACGGCCTGCAGAACGGCATCGACGTGACGACCACGCCCGAGGGCTTCAACTTCGTCTACGAGCAGTTTGAGCAGATCCCCGGGCAGGACCCGAAGAAGGCCGAGCTGTACGGCAAGGTGCACGCCAGCACCTACGACAACGAGGCGAACCTGCCGGACGACTACATCGAGTCCCTGTTCGAGACGTACCCGGCGCAGCTGGTGAAGGCCTACATCAACGGCATGTTCGTCAACCTGACCAGCGGCTCGGTGTACCCGGCGTACGACCGGAAGCTCAACGGCACCTTGGCAACCATCAGCGACGAAGACCGCCTCCACGTGGGCATGGACTTCAACGTGATGAACATGACGGCCATCGCCTGCGTGATCCGGGCGGGCCAGCCATTCGCCCTGGAAGAGTTCACCGGGGTACGCGACACCCCGGCAATGATCCAGGCGCTGCGGGAGCGCTTCGGGGAACGCCAGATTGCCGTATACCCCGATGCCAGCGGCGAGAGCACGCACACCAACAACGCCAGCGTGTCGGACCTGGGCCTGCTGCGTGCGGCTGGGTTCGTCGTGCGCGTGCCGCCATCCAATCCCCGCATCCGCGCCCGCGTGGTCAGCGTCAACGCGATGCTGTGCAACGCCAAGGGCACCAGGCGCCTACGGGTGAATCCGATTGGCTGCCCGAAGCTCACCGAGGCGCTGGAGAAGCAGGCCTTCGACGCCAACGGCATGCCAGACAAGACCACCGGCTTTGACCACCAGCCCGATGCCCTGGGCTACTTCATCCACAGCAGATTCCCTGCCGTGGCCAGTGCGCGCCCGCCAAGCTCCGTTGAACGGCCTCGGGTGATCACGCCTCATAGCCGCCAATGGCTCGAATACAGCGACGCCGCAGCCGACGCGATGCAACGAAAGAGGGAAATGCTATGACCGGTCCCGGCGACCAGCTGGTGGAGGCAATCGAAGCGGACGAATTGGAGCAGGCGGAAGCCGAGCGCCGCGCAGCTGCCACGCTGGAGGAGGAGGGCGCGGTCAAGTCCTGGCTCAAGCGCATCGAGGAAGCCCGCGAGTTCGACAAGGACGCGCGCAAGGGCTACGCCAAGGACCGCACGTACTGCCAGGAGCGAGCCAACGCCGACGTCTACGACGTGCGTGTGCCTATCGCAGGCACCTATGTCGGCATCCTGACCACCTTCCTCTACGCACGTGACCCGGAGACCAGCGTTGACCTGGCCGAGGCCGTCTCGGCACGCGTGAAGGAGGATGCCAAGGCGTTCGCCACTACGCTGGAGATCGTCATCGGTCGCCTGTGGAAGAAGGGCAAGCTCAAGGCTGCTGCCGATCCGCTGGTGCGCTCGGGCCTGAGCGTGGGTATCGGCTGGATGAAGGGCGCATGGCACCGCGAGACCGGCAACAACCCGGCGCTGCAGCAGGAGATCGCCGGGTTGCAGTCCAGCCTGGCCGCCATCAGCCAGCTGCAGGCCGACCTTGCCGAGGGCATCGTGGGTGACGAGTCGGCGCAGCGTGCTGAGCTCGAGCAGCGTCTGCAGCAGGCCGAGGATGAGGCGCAGCGCATCATCTTCAACGCCTTGTGCATCGACTTTGTACGGGCCGACGACATCCAGGTGGCGCCCGAGTGCGCCTGCCTGCAGAACTACGTGGACAGCCCGTGGATCGCGCAGCGACTGTTCATGCCGGTGGAGAAAGCCAAGGCCACGTACCCAGACGCGGCAGAGCTGCTTGGATCTGCGACGGCCTACTTCCGCGTGCCAGGCAAGACGGTGGATGGCGCGGGCTTCGGCGGTGCTGCGGGCGCGGAGCAGGCTGATGCGTTCACCAAGGGCCCGGCCGGTGCCATCGACAGCAGCAAGGCCTGCGTGTGCGTCTGGGAGCTGTGGAACAAGGAAACCGGCCATGTGCTGACCCTGGCCGAGGGTTGCCCGCGCTACCTGCGCCAGCCCTTCAAGCCTGAGCAGCGCACAACCCGGTTCTATCCGTTCTTCAGCTGGGCGGTGATTTGGAACGATGGCGAGCGCCACCCGCAGTCGCTGGTCGACCGGTCCCGCTCATTGCTGGATGAGTACAACCGCACGCGCACCAACTTCCGCACCCATCGCAGCCGCGCCATCCCGAAGACGGGATTTGACCGCGGGACGATGGATCCTCTGGATGCCAAGAGGCTGGAAGATGCCTCATCGAACGAGATGGTCGGCCTGGACCTGCAAGGGCAGCGGCCTGACCAGGTGCTGTTTCCGATCAGCTATAACCAGATCGACCCGGCGCTATACGACACGCAGGTGATCCGCGCCGAGCTGGAGATGATCTGGGGCGTGCAGGAAGCCCTGTCGTCCAGCATCCAAGTGGCCAAGACCGCAACCGAGGCGGACATTCAGCAGCAAGGCACCGAGTCGCGCATCGGCTACGCCCGCGACAGTCTGGACGAGATGCTGTCCGACTTCGCGCGCTACACCGCAGAGCTGGCCACCTCCCCCAACGGGCTGAGTTTCGAGGACGCCGCCGGCATGGCCGGCGATGACGCCTTCTGGGTGAACATGCCCGAGCCCGAGCTGCTGGATAGCATGGTCCACGTGGATATCCGTGCCGGTTCCTCCGGCAAACCCGCGACGGCGCTGCGCCAGCAGCAGTGGTCGATCCTGCTGCCCCAGCTGCAGCAGGCGGCGATCCAGATCGGCCAGATGCGTGGTGCCTCGCCGCTGGACATCGCCAACTGCATCGAGCAGCTGGCCGTCGAGACCGTGAAGCGCGCCGGGGATACCAGCATCGACCCCTACAGCTTCATCCCGCAGGCGCCCCCGCAGATGCCTGGGCTGCCCATGGATCCTGCTGCCGAGCCTGCGCTGATGGGCGCAGATGGCCAGCTGCCCATTGATCCCAATGCCATGCCTGACCCGGCTGCAATCACGCCGCCGGCAATTACCCCTGTTTGACCCGACACGCCGCCAGCGAGGAGACACACGTGCGTATTGACCAGAACGAACCGGACACCACCACTGCCGTCGAGGATGACGGCTCTGCCGCAGCTGCTGCACAGGCAGCGGCCACCGTCGCCAGCAATGACGGCGCCACCGACACCGACGCACTCGATGCCTTCAGCCAGGGCGTGGAAGTGGCCCGCGAGCAGGAAGTGAGGGAGGAGGGCGGTGCACCTGCTGCTGCCACTGAAGGCCAGCCCGCTGGTGGTGCTGAATCTGATGCCGCTGGCAGCGAAGGTGCTGATGCAGCTGCGCCTGCTGCTGGTGCGGAAGGCGAGCAGGGCGGTGACCCTGACGCAGCGGCCCCCGCTGCAGCTGCAGCTGCCTCCAGCCAGCCCGACGCCATCGATGCCGAGATCAAGGACCTGGGCATTGCCAACGAGCGCACACAGAAGCGCTTCCGCGAACTGAGCGAGCGCGCCGCCGAGGTCGAAACCCTGCGGCCCGACGCCGAGCGCGGTCGGCAGTGGGAGGAAACGATCAAGTCCACCGGTGCCGACCCGCAGCAGATGGGCAATGCCCTGAACTACCTGGCGGCGATCAACTCCGGCGACCCGGCGGCAATGGGGCAGGCCTACGACTTCATGCAGCAGGAAATGGCGTGGCTGGCCAAGCAGCTGGGCCGACCGGCGCCGGGCTACGACCCGCTGGCCGAGCATGCCGAGCTGGCCAAGCAGGTTGCCGACGGCGACATGACGCGCGCCGCTGCGGAGGAATTGATCCGCACCCGCCGCGCCACTGCCCTGCAGCTGGACAGCCAGCAGCGCCAGCGGCAGCAGGCTGAGCACCAAGGCATGGCGCAGCAGGTCCATCAGGACGCGCTGCAGCAGGTCGGCGCACTCGGCCAGCAGCTGCGCGCTGCAGATCCGCAGTTCGAGGCCAAGTTCAGGCCATCCAGCCGATGGTTGCGGTGATCCAAGAAACACTGCCGCCGCAGCAGTGGGCCGCCGCTATCCACAAGGCCTATCAGGCCGCACCTGCACCGGTGGCTGCACCTGTGCAGCGCCAGCCTGCAGCAGCGCCGAACAACCCCGCGCGCGCCACCGGCGTGGACCTGAGTAAGGCGCCGACGAAGGACAACGCGTTCGACTTCGGTGTCGCTGCTGCCAAGGCGCAGGGCCGCTGATGCGCCGCCATCCCCTCGCGCTCGCCATCTGGCGGGTGCTCAACAACTGGAGCAAGCCGTGAACGAACAGATCATCGAACAGGAAGGCGTAAGCATGGATCTTCCCGCGCTGACCGGCGCAGATGCAGCTGCGGATGCCGACGGCACCGAGCGCCCCGACAATCCCGGCCTCAACACGAACGCCGCATAACCCCGTTGACTGGCATGCCGGCTGGCGCATATTGCGATCCAGCCGGCCAACGCCGGCATCGCGAGTGACGTAAGCCGGGTTCGCCGCCGGTAGCGCTGAAACGAGAGTCGCGCCCTCGGAACGCGAGAGACCACGCCCATTCGGGCTTCCTCTTTCCCTCCGAGGTGCGATATGCCTTTGACTCCCGCCCAGTTGGCCAGCGGCGCCAACTACCAGATGCAGTCCTATGCGACTGATGACCCCATCGACCAGTTCACCAGCGAGCGTCCGCTCGCCCAGTGGCTGATCGCCAAGAAGACCGAGACGGTCTTCGGCAACGGCATCTTCAACGAGAAGGTGCGCTTCACCAACGACAGCAACTACCAGAACTTCTCCGGCGATGACCAGGTGTCGTACAACCGAAAGGACACGGTGCGTCTGGCCCCATACCAGCATTACGAGGCGCACGACGGCTTCAGCCTCAACGAAACCGAGCTGGCCAACAACGGCATCATCCTGACCGACGACAAGTCGGCGCAGATGACCGACGCCGAGAAGATCCAGATCGTGGACAAGCTGCAGGAAGGCTGGACCACGCTGAAGGATGGCTTCCAGGAGAACTGGGACCGCGAGATCCACTTGGACGGCTCGGCCAACCCCAAGGCAGTGCCGGGCCTGGACGCGCTGGTCAGCACCACCCCCGCAGTGGGCGTGATCGGCGGCTTGGACGCTGCCAACGCGCCGTGGTGGCGCAACTGGGCCTCGATGGGCATCAGCACCGCGACCGCCGGCAACCTGATCTCGACGCTGGAAACGCTGTGGCGCCAGACCATCACCTACGGCAAGTTGGGCAATCCCGACTTCATCGTGGTGGGCTCGGCGATGTACGACGCAATCCAGGCTGACGCCCTGAAGGTCATGGGCAGGCAGATCAACCTGGGCCAGTCGTCCACCGGTGGCGTGACGTTGGACCCGAGCACCAAGGCGCTGGCCTTCAAGGGCGTGCCGGTGGTGTGGGATCCGACCTTCGACGCGCTGGACGAGGAGTTGGGTGCGATCACCTACCCGTGGAAGAAGCGCGGCTACTTCCTCAACAGCAAGGCCCTGCGCCTGCGCCCGGTGAAGGGCCGCTGGATGATCCGCCGCACCCCGCCGCGCGTGTACGACCGCTACACGTACTACTTCGGCCTGACCGCCGATTACGGCCTGACCTGCCGTAAGCGCAACTCGAACGCGGTTTTCAGCATCGCCTGATCACCCCAACGTGCCGGCGGGGTTACGCCTCGCCGGCCAGGAGAAAGAAATGCCGAACACCATCACCGTACAGGGCACGAACATCGTCGCCCTCAACAAGACGCCACTGCTGGGCGGCGAAGGGCGCGAAGGCTTGGCCCATCTCGGCGAAAACGCAGCGGTCACCACCGGCGTACTGCTGCAGGGCCATCCCGGCCTGGCCAGTGGCGCAACCCCGGCCACCGGTGACGCCGGCTGGGTGACGCTGCTGAGCGCCACCGCCACGCAGGGCCCGGTAGTCGAGATCGCTGATCTGCCGAAGTTCGTCAAGCTGGGCGCGGCTGCAACCGGCCCCATCACCCTGGAGGGCGTGCAGTAATGGCCAAGACCATCACCCTGACGCTGGTCACGCTGTTGATCGACCGTGACGCCAGCACCAAGTTGCCGACCACCGTGCCGGAATACGAGCAGTCCATCCTCGAAGAGATCTACGGTGAGGAGCTGGTGACCGAGCTGTCGACCGAAGAAGTGCAGGTGGACGACTTCGATGTCGGCATTGCCTTCGCCGGCCTGGTCAAGAAGTACGGCGGCAATGCGGATTCCGATGCGGCACGCGCCCGCTACTTCAACCGCGAGCGTGACTTGGAGAAGTTCATCGGCAACCGCCAGCCGAAGGCCGGCAAGGACGCACCGGCGGCTGCACCGGCCAAGACAGCGGCCGAGAAGAAGGCCGAGAAGAAGGCTGCCGAGGCTGCGGCCAAGGCCGGCAAGGACGCACCGGCGGCGACCGACTTCGCCGAGCTGCTGGCCGGTGATGTGGCCTCGATCACCGAGAAGCTGAAGGACCTGACCGATGCGGACCTGGTTGCCATCGAAGCGGCAGAGACCGAAGGGCAGGCCCGCGAAGATCTGCTGGCCGCGATCGATGACGAGAGCGAGTCCCGCAAGCAGTAACCCGACCCGCTGGCGGCGGTGACGGCGGCCGGTCGGGGGTGACTCCGGCCGGCCTTTTCTTTGGAGGAATTCCAGATGCTTGATGTCCACGTGCTGGTGATGGACTACACCCCGGCCGAGATCGTTGCTCAGTGCCGGGCTTCTATCGAGGCGGCAGCCGCGCAGGCTGGCTACCCAGTGGCCGTGCACTTCCTGCCTGGCGTTGTTGGGCATCTTGGACGCGCCCGCGCGAACGGCTACGCCATGGGCTCGCATCCCTACGTGACGCACGTGGATGACGACGACTGGGTTGAGCCTGGAGCATTCGCAGCTCTTGCCGACTTCCTGGCCAATGGCGTGGAGGCCGTCACCACCGGTGAGAACCACGTGCACGCCGCTGGCACAGTGCCGGCGCCAGATTCGCGGCATCACCTGGCCGTCTTCCGCCGCCAGTTTGTGGAAGGTCTTGGCTACGCCAGCTTCCGGTTCTATCCGGACCAGTACCTGTTGAGCATGTGCGAGCCGGTCCATGTGCCGGCCTGCCTTTACAACCACCGCATCGAGGCCAACAGCGGAAGCCGCAGGCAGCGTAGGGCCCATGCAGGCGCCGCACGCCGAGAGCTTGCTGCGATTCGTCGTCCGGATCTCGCCGTACTCGAAACAGCTTCCGCGGCTGAGCTTGCAGCTGCGATCGACCGAGAAGTGAGGAGCCGCTGATGGCCAATCTCCTGAATAACCCGGACCTCTGGGTCGTGACCGGCGCCGACTATTCGGGGGGAGCCTGGCATCTCAATATCGATGGCGCCCACTCTGAGCGGCCCAATGGCAACCTCACCACCAGCTACTCTCCCGGAGCCGGGAACCTGGTTGCGGGCACCGTCGCCTATGAGGTAACCGACTACGACTCCCCGCTGGACTACCTGTACTGCGTGGTTTACGTGAGTGGCAAGCCAGGATTCAGCCAGCTCATCTATTCCCCGGGAGATCCATTGCCCAAGTCAGGGAGCTTCGACTTCAGCGTGTCGACGGATGGTGGTGCCTACGTGTCCATTGGCGCCGGCACGGACGCCAACAGCGACCCCGCATACAACGTCACTGGCCAGTACATCTCCATTGGCGAGCTCTCCATTACGCCTACGGCAGATCCCCCGACCCCGGGCACGCGCTACAACTGCGAGTGTGACGATGGCCAGCCGACGGTCACGCTGCAGCAGATGCGCAACCGGCTCGCACGCCGGCTTGGGTTCTCGGTGCAGGTCAGCATGGGGGCGTTGCCTCCGGGCATGCCGGAGCTGCTGGACGATTTCATCCGCAGTGCGCATGAGCTGATGTACCACCGCTACTCGGTGATGCGCCTGCGCCGCATGTTTACCTGGGACATGGTGGCTGGACAGCAGTTCTACGATATCGATGGCAACCGCGATGACTGCCCGCGCATCCTCAACCCCGACAAGCTCGAATGGGTTGGGATCTCCCAGGGCGATTCCAGCTGGCGTCCGCTGATCTGCGGTATCAACCCGGTCCTGTATGGCTCGGCGGCAACGGGCATTCCTTCGCACTACGAGATTCGGCAGTGCATCGAAGTCTGGCCGGCACCCGCGGACGACACCTGGCAGCTGCGCATCAAGGGGGATTTCGGCGCGACCACGCTGGAGGCAGATGACGACGTGCTCACGGCCGACCCCGAAGCCGTGTTCCTGCAGGCGCTGGCCAACGCCAAGGCGCATTACGGCCAGGCCGATGCCGCCAACTACGCCAGCCAGGCCACGGCCTACGTGCGCAGCCGTGTTGCCGGCTCGCATCAGACGCGCCGGTACATTCCCGGTAGCTGCGTGCAGCCGCCTGCCGTGCCTCCGCTGCTGAAGGAGGATTGAGCATGCGCATGCAAGCACTCACGGCGGTAAAGGCCGGCATCACCCGCCTGCGGGATAAGGGCGGGGCATCTCCGGATTCTGTCTACGATCTGCTCAACGGCTACGTGACCGCGGCGCGAACGATCGCTTGCCGGCCCGGCACGCGTATTGACGTCGAGTTGCCTCCCGCGACGAAGGGTCTGGTTTGGTTTCACAGTCACTGGGTCGCTTTCTCACATGTGGTCACCGCCTCGGTCGACCCCGAGGTTGAGATCGAGGTGATTCGGCATCCGACGGCGCCGGAGACACCGCTGCAGGATATTCATTTCGCCATGCCGTTCCTTGGTTACCTCTACGTGGTCGCAGAGTTCGAGGACGGCTTGGTCCGGCATTACTGGCTCGAAAAAGGTGAGCCGTGGGTGGCCGGACGCATCTACCTTCCTGGGACGTTGGTGCGCCCCACAGTGGATATCGGCATCGTCTACCGGGTCGAGTCGGACCGTGCAGGCTATGTGCCATGGGCCCCGAATGTGGCCCGGGCAGAGGGCGATGTTGTGGTGCCAACCACGGACAATGGCTACCGCTACGTTGTGTCAGGGGTAGTAGGCAGCAGCCCGCGCTCAGGCACAAGCGAGCCGGCGTGGCCCACCAATCCTGGCGAAACCGTGATCGAGGACGTAACAGGGCAGGGCCAATACGAGGTTGCTGACGGCAGTGGGGGCTCCAATAGCTCCGTTCCGCCCTCGGTCTCGGATCGATACGGGAAGGGCAACTCCAACAGCACGGAGGCGCGGTAATGGCTTACCCAACCTGGCAACCCGGTGCGCTTTACCAGCCCGGCGACGTAGTGGTGCCGATCACCATGCCTGCGCCGACCTCGGCTGTCGTGGTCAATGGCGAATTTACCGATGGCGCAAACGGCTGGGTTTTTTCCGGCGGCGCCTTTTATTCGGGGCACGTGTCCAAGGGCAACTGGCCCACTTGCGTCGAGCTTCCCGGGAACGTTCCGGAAGGTTTGGCGCTGAACCAGACGCAGTTGGTTGTGCCGCCCGGCAAGAAGATCACCGCCGCGTGCTTGATCGAGCAGGGCGCGTCAATCGTGGGCGCGACACGCGGCTGGGTGGAGGTCCATTGGTTTGGAGCCGGGGACACCTTGCTGCGAATCGACAAGGGCAATGCGATCGATGAAGGAAGCGGCGGCGCCGTCCATCGGTCGACCTGCGTTTCGGTCGCGCCGGAAGGTGCGAGTTACTGCCTCACCGGCGTAGCGCTGTGGTCGGTGGCCGATCACAACCACGCAATATGGGGCGGCAATCTCTGGGTCGAGGGAGCATTTTCTGGGCTTCCAGCAGATCTGGCCTATAAGGCGGTGCAGCCGGAGTCCGGCTTCTCTGATTCGGACGAGCCGGCGTGGCCCCCGCTGCTGGGCCAGACCGTGGTCGATAACGAGGTCACCTGGGAGGCAATCTCCGCAACCCGCGTCGAATGGAAGGCGGAGCCGCTCTATGTGGCCGGTGACGTAGAGCCGGAGTGGGTCGACGATGTCGGCGGCCTGGTAAAGGACGGCACCGCCACCCTGCGCGCCATTTCCCGGCGAGTGGAGGACGAAAACTGCCCGAATACGAAGATCGTAGCGATCGCATCGTCCAAAGTGTTCTGTGCGGACGACGACATTGTTCGCTACAGCGCCACGGTCAACCCACTGGACTGGAGCAGCGCCGACGATGCCGGCTACCTGCCGACGGGGCTGCAGAACTACGGCTCGAACCCGGTTGCCGCAATGGGGCTGTACCGCGCCAATCTCATCCCATTCAACGCCGAGGCCTTCCAGCTATGGCAATTGGACGAGGACCCGGCGAGCATGGCGTTGCTCGACGCGCTCCCCATGGGCAGCACGCAGCACCACGCGATGGTGCCGGTGTCCAATGACCTGTTCTTCCTGGCATCTCAGGGCGTGCGCACTGTCGGCATTGCCGCCAGTAGCACGAATTTCCAAGCTGGCGACGTCGGCATGCCCATTGATCCCCTCGTGCAAGCGGCGATGCTCCGGGACACAACGCCGGTGGGCCTCTACTTCCCGGCCGCAGGCCAGTACTGGCTGATGTTCCCAGCCGACGGCAAAACGGAAGCGTTCGTCTACTCAATGACCCGCATCGGCCAAGTGGGCGCATGGTCGCGCTATGTGTTCCCGTTCGAGGTTCAGGACTGGGCAATCGCCGGAGATTCGCTATTTCTGCGTTCCGGTGACTTCATCCATCGCGTTGACGATTCTGTGATGGGTGACGAAACCCTGGTCGACATGGGCGGCGAGTTGCCGGTGCGCAGCGTCGTGCCCTTCCCAGGCCTGATCCGGTGGCCTTGGCTGGACTTCGGGCAGCCGGGCGTGACGAAGCTGCTGTATGGCTTCGACATCGTCGGCACTGGCGCGGTCTCAGTATCCTTCGGCATCGACCAGGCCAATGGCGGCCTGTTCACGCCTGGGTTCCTGGTGCCGGCGGATACGGTGCCTGGCATGGTTATCCCGATGCCCTTGGCTGCTCCATCGCTGGCCGTCGAGCTGCGCTATGACGGTTCCGAGCGCTGGCAGTGGAATGCGATCCAGCTCTACCTCCAGGACAGCCGGCCGATGGCCTGATGCTCCGTTGAACCGAAAGCGGGCTGGCCGAGCATATCGGCATGAAAACAGCTCGCCTTCCCTCGAATGTGATCCCCTGCAGGCCCCAACACCTGATGTATCTGGTGCAGCGCATGCGCGAGGACGAACGCGCGCAGTTCATTGCGCTTAGCGGGCTGGAGGCCTTTGACGAAGACGCCGCGGTGCGCTGGTTCATCGATGCCGCACACCAGAGCGGCCTGTATGCGGTGACCGTCCTCAACGACGACAACACGCCGGCCGCAGCGGGTGGTTTCCAGCCGGCCGGGGTGGGCGTCTACCAGGCGTGGATGGTGGGCACGACGGAGGGCTGGGCCGGGCAATGGCGTTCATTGACCAAGGCCACGTGCTGGCTGATCGAACGCATCTTCGAATCCGGGGTCCATCGAGTGCAAACCACTGCTATTACCAGTCGCGAACTCGCGATCGAGTGGTTCGAGCGATCGCTGGGGTTCAAGCCGGAGGGCGTGTGGCGCCATTACGGCATCAGGGGCGAAGACGTCGCCCTCTTTTCCCGTTTGCGAGGTGAATGATGGGCGGCGGCGGATCCAGCGAGGCAACCAACAAGGCGAACCAGGCTGAAGGCCTGCGTCAGTCCAACATCAACCGCTCGGTGCAGCAGATCAACCAGATCTACGGCAGCCCGCAGCGTGAAGCCGACATCAACGACTTCCTCAGCGCCAGTCGCAGCTTCTACCGGCAGAATCTGGACCGGCAGAAGGCGACGGCCGACCGCAGCCTGAAGTTCGCCATGGCGCGCAACGGGTTGTCGGGCGGGTCGGCATCGATCGATGCCAATCGCCAGTTGGGTGAGGACTTCCAGCGCGGCGTCCTGTCTGCCGATCGACTTGCCCAGGGCGCAGCGAATGATCTGCGCAGCGCGGACGAGCAAAGCCGGATGAATCTGATCAGCCTGGCCCAGTCGGGAGCGGACACCACCACCGGCGGGTCGCGCGCCGCAGAGAGCCTGCGCGCCAATCTTGCTGGCGCCAATGCCAGCTTGACTACGGACGCGCTGGGCGACGTATTCGGTGGGCTGTCGAAGATCTATGAGAGCAGCAGAAACAGCGCTGCCGAGCGTCGCGGTAATCGCGACATCTACAACCTGCTGTACACGCCGGGTTTTGGCCAAGGGGGTCGGTAATGGGTGCCGAAGCAATCTGGATTCCACTGGCGATGTCGGCGCTCGGCGCAGGCATCAACTACACCGAGCAGCGGAAAGTAGCAAAACGCCAAGACAACATTCTGGCCGGGCAGATTCAGCAGAACTCTGCCCGCCAAGCCGAGGCGGACCGGGCAGTGTCCGACACGCTGCGCAACGCAGCCGCATCCACCAGCGACGACAGCAGGGGCAGCGCCGCCGCGCAGTATTTGGACCAGGTGCGCGCGGCGCAGGCTGGCGCCACGCGCGGTCTGGGGCAGGTGGGTGCCGTCAGCGGCGCGTATCAGCAGGCAGCTAATGACGCGGCGTTGGGCGTTGGTGACTATGCCGCGCAGACGGCCAATCTCATGGCCCGGATCGATGCCCCGGCCCGGCAGCGGCAGCAAGAGGCGCAATCGAGCGACCAGCTCCGTTCCGAGCTGGGCTTGATCGGGCGGAAAGCAGCCGGCGATGACTACTTGGCGCAGCTGCGCCTGCGCAACGTTCGTGCCAATCCGTGGGCGGGTGTGGCGGCCCAGTTGATGGGCGGCGCGGCACAGGGTATGGCTGGCCGGGCAGGCGCTTCGGCGGGTGCTTCCGGCGCTGCTGCCGGCAGCACCCAGAACTTCGGCAACAACGCGGGCAGCTGGTTCAGTGATCCGTCCTTGTGGAGGAGCGCGTAATGGCTGGCTGGGATGAACTCGGGCAGGTGCTCGGCGGTGGCTTGAATACTGAGGCTGCATATCAACGCGGGCAGACCAGGGCGGCGCAGCTGGAGGGTTTGATTGCCCAGGCTCGAATCAAGAAATCCGAAGCCGATGCGCGGGCGAACCTGCCGGGCGCTTTGACCAAGCTGGATGCCCCGGCGGACCTGGCCACGTTGTTTGCCGCGGGCATTGATCCTCGCCAGTTGTCTGGCTACACCGGCGACGTGCAGGAGCAGGGTTTCCGCGGTGATGCCGCGTCCCGCGCCTTGGCTGGCGATTGGGGCGGTGCCAACGCGGCACTGATGGGCATTGCCAATGGTCCGCAGCAGTTGGCCAAGATCGAGGGCCAGAACCTCCTCGAGAACGTGTTCCTGGAGGGCGGCGGCGGTATCAGCACCACGGAGCAGGGGCGAGCTGGCATGGCCGCTGATGCGGCGCGCGCCCGAGCATCCGATGCCAGCGCGGCGAACAGCTACGCAAGCGCCAGTCGGACCCGCCAGGCGACCGGCATCGACGCGGCAGAGTTCGGTATGAAGCGTGCGGGCCAGTGGAATCCCGGCGGCGCCAGTTCTGCTGGTGGTGGCGGACAGAAGCCCTTGCCCGTCGGCGCACTGAAGGAGCTGCTGGGCGTCGAGGATGCGCTGGGCTCCACCCAGGTGATGAGCGACATCATCCAAAAACACACCGGGCGCCTAAACGACGGATCCCTGCAGATCAGCCCTCTGAACGCAGCGTTGGCTTGGGGGCGCACAAAGGTCGGCCAAGCCACCGGCGGCGACGTGGCGCTCAATGAGTGGGAAGCCGACAAGACGAAGCTGGTCAATGAATCGTTGCGCTTGAACAAGGGCGTGCAGACCGAAGGTGATGCCCAGCGTGCTATCGCGGAGTTGATGGGGGCGAACGATGGGGCCACCGCATCTCGTGCCCTGCGGCGCCTGGCCGAGCTCAACACTCGCGCCGTTGAGCTGCAGCAGCGCAAGGCGGGCCTGATCAACGACAACTACGGTCGGGCGACAAGCCCGAGTTCGGCCGGCGACGCGTTCTTCGGCGGTCAGGCTGCGCCGGTTGCTGCGCCTGCTGGCTCTGATTTCAGCAACCTTTGGAAGTGACCCATGGCCAAGAAGTGGTCCGAAGTTTCCCAGTCCGACGCGTTCCTGGCTCTCCCGCCGGAACAAAAGGAAGCGGCGCGCACCCAGTATTTCGATCAAGTGGTTGCGCCACAGATTGGCGACTCGGCGCAAATCGCGGCTGCCCGTCGTCAGTTTGACGCGGAGACGAAGATCACCGATCTCGCCCCGGTGAATGCCGCGCCGCCTGACTTCTCTGATGTAACCGGTTCGGCTGACTCCACGGCAGCCCAGGTGATGGGTGACGGGTGGCAACCGGGATTCCTGCGCGACGTGGCCATGGGCGGGCGATCTGTCATTCAGGGTGCCGGTTCACTGCTGGGTGCCTTTGGCGGTGATGCGTTCAACTACGCGGTGACCGATCCCATCAGGAAGCTGATGCATTCGACCGACGTGGCGGATGTGGTGGCCGGTCGCGATGGCTTTGTGCCGACGGCGTCCTACCGTGACACCGGCGCCTGGCTCGCCGACAAGCTGGGCCTGCCCAAGCCGCAGACCTCCACCGAACGGGTCTACAACGACATCAACGAGGCCCTGACCGGCACTGCGCTGACCCTTGGTGCAGGCGGGCTGATCAATGCTGGCCGATCTGCCGCAGCTTCGCCGACGGTTGCCAGCCGGGTAGGTGACTTCCTGACCGCGCAGCCGGTTCTGCAGACGGTGGCCACGGCGACTGGCTCCGGTGCAGCGGGCGCTACCCGTGAGGCCGGCGGCGGCACTGGAGCGCAGCTGGTAGCGGCCCTGGCCGGCGGCTTGGTTCCCGGCGCTGCAACGGCAGTGGTTCCCAAGGCGGCGAGCGGCATCGTTCCTGCGGCTGCCAGCGCTGCAGTGCGTCGGGTTGCCCGCGGCAGTGACCCATCGGTGATCCAGCAGACGCTGGACGCCTTCCAGAACGCCGGCGTCCAGCCCAGTGTTGGCCAGGCCACAGGCAATCGGTTCCTGCAGGCGGCAGAGACCATGCTGGGCAGCGTGCCCGGCTCGGCAGGGCGGATCGACAAGTTCGCGCAGGGGCAGGCGGCGCAGTTCGGAGACCGCATTGATGAGATCGCCAGTGCATTGGCCCCTGCCGGCCAAGTGGTCGACCCGGAGACCGCCGGCCTGGCGATCCAGCGGGGGATTACCGGCGCCGGTGGCTTCAAAGAGGCTTCTCGTGCAGAGAGCAACGCTTTGTACCGCCAGCTTGATGACCTGATCCCCGGGGATGCCCGCGTTGACGTGAGCAATGCCCAAGCTGCGCTGGCTGATTTGAATGCCGCCATTCCCGGAGCGCCAAGCACCTCGCGATTCTTCCAGAACGGTCGGCTGCAGGGTATTGAAGGGGCGTTGGCGCAGGACACCCAGGGCATTGAAGGCGTCCTGAGTCGTCCGGGTATGCGCGATCAGGTGGCAGATTTGCGCACAGACCTGCAAGGTCAGGCGGCCGTGCGACGCGGTGAGCTGGCCCAGGAAACCAACCAGCAGCGGCAGGAAATGCTGGCTGCCTCTGGCCAAGAGCGCGACGCACTGGTCGCCGAGCAGGAAGCATTGCGGGACAAGCTTTCCTCGATGATCGAAACGCGCCGGGCAGAGTTGGTGCAGCAGGCTGAGGAGCAGGCGCGCGGGCTCTACGCCGAGCAATTCCGCATCCAGCAGGAGAACCAGCGGCGGCAGCTGTTGGGCATGAACAATCTGGAGCCAGAGCTGTCGGACGCCGACATTGCTTCGCGCATCCCGACTCGCGCCCAGATCGACGCACAGCTGCCAACGCAAGCCGACATTGAGGCCCAGCTACTTTCAACGGCTGATATCGATGCCAAGGTGACCTCGCCTCAGCAGATCAACCAGCAGCTGACGCCGGATGCATCCATCACCGATGCAAACTTCGGGCAGGACTACGTGGAACGGCAGGTGCAGCAGTTCCTGCAGCAACAGGTCGATGGGAAGCTGCCATACGAAGCGCTGCAGAAGCTGCGGACTTTGGTGGGCCGGGAGATCGACAACTCAAGCCTGGTCAGCGACGTGCCGCGCAGCAAATGGCGCAGCCTGTACGGCGCGCTGTCCGCCGACATGGAGCAGGCCGTAAAGGCGACGGGCAACCCGAAGGCCGTGGAGACCTTCGAAGCAGCCAACAAGCACCACGCTGACTACATCCAGCGCCTAGAGCGCATTGAGACCGTGCTCAACCGTAACGGCGGTGAGGACATCTACAACGCAGCCACCCGGGGCCTGAAGGAGGGCGCCACGATGCTGCGGGAGGTCATGCGCTCCCTGCCGGTGGAAGACCAGAAGATGGTCTCGTCGGCGTTCATCCGCCGCATGGGTCGAGCGGTCGGCAGCCAACAGGATGACCAGGCCAGCCTGTTCTCGATGAACACCTTCCTGACCAACTACGCCAACCTGAGCCCGCAGGCCAAACAGGTGCTGTTCAAGAGCTACGGCCCCGAGTTCGCCGAGAACATGGAGACCATCGCCAAGGCCACATCGAAGATCCGGGAGGGGTCGCAGGTGTTCGCCAACCCGTCGGGCACGGCGCGGCAGGGAGCGCTGATTGGGCAGATTGCGACGACTGGTAGCGCGATCGGCACCGCCACAATGGCGGGCAGGCCGGATATGGCGCTGCTGGCATTGCTTGTATCGGGGGGGAATGCGGTGCTGTCGAACCTCACCGCGAGGGCGTTCACAAACCCAAGGGTGGTGAAGTGGCTGGCGAACACAACAAAGCAGCCGTCTGGTGACATTGCCGCTCAGCTGAACACCCTGCGGAGGATCGGCCAGAACAATGACGATCCGGAGGCCGCTGAACTAGCCGAGGAACTGCGGGCTGAAATTACTGAAAAATGAGGTAAAGAAGGGTGCCGAGGGCGGTTACGGTGACTCCTGCCGTGATCGCCCACTTCCACATAAGCGGCATGACCGGCTCGCCTGGGCCGTGTTGGATGTCGCGGTCATAGGCAGCCTCCCGCTTCTCCCGCTGGATCTCGTCCCAAGACTTCGGGGTCCCGTACTCGGTTTTCGTCCAGTCCTTCACGTCAAAGCCCTGCTATCCGTACCGTTGGGCGGAGGATAACAGGGCTTCGGAGGAGGTGCCTGTGGATGGGGCAGCTTCTACACCTTCGACAGAATGCTAAGGGGGAGGGCCTTCAGTAGCGCCACTAGGGCCGTGCGCGGAGTCTTGGATACGAGCATCGTCAGGACGCAGATGCCCAACCAAATCCCGGCAGCGGCAAGCGCGTAGCCCCCGAGTGTCGTCGACACGAACACTGAATTCATTTACCCCCCCAATTGGATCTGATCCAGCCAGCACCCCTTTGGCCGGATCGTAGCACCGGATGGGGCGGGGCGCCTGTCGGGTCGACGGTGCTGTCGGGGCAGCCCTGACACATACGGCCGTTCGTCGGGAAATATCAGCCTAAATCAACGCCGAATGAGACTGGCTATTGAAGATCGGTACACGTGCGGTTAACAATCGCGCCACCCGCGGGAACGGGGGCGTCATGTTGGCTTCATGGCATATGACTTCTAATGCCACTCAACCAGCACGCTGATACTGGGGATAGACGGAACTGTGACAACTCACCTCGCACCAATGACGATTTTCAACGACCTGCTTGAGAAGGTGGTTGAGGGCATGCATCGTCCGATTCCTGAAATGGAATTGCGACGCATCGAAAAGAAGGCTGAGGCCCTCAAGGGCGCTGATTACTCTGGATGGTTTGACATCCGCTCGGCGGTTGCTGCATTGCGTGGCAACTATATTGAGTGTGACCAGTGCTTTGAGAATGCACTGAGGCATTCCGATGAAAAGTCCGGCACAGTCATGCGGTACTTGATTCTGTGTGGCGGCCTGGGTCGGAATGAGCGGCTGAAGGAGCAGTTTGAACGCTTCGCACCACTGTTGCGCAATGACCCTACGGCTATAAGGCACGTAGCGTCACTGCTTGTAGGAGCTGGCTATGTCGCATCCTCAAAGCAGTTCTCGGGGGAATTGCTGCGCCTCAAAGACGAGGAGCGCGATTCTGATATCTGTTCCCTGTCAGTCGATATCGTCGACGACTCGACAGATGGCAATGGCAATGGCATTAAAGAGGATGCCGTAGCTCAAGTTGTTTCATTCGTGCACGGTTTCCTGCGCGCGCGTGGCGGATTTCCAAATTCGATCACATCCTCAATTGTTCAGTATGAAGACGGCAATGCTGGCCTTCATTACAGGTTCCAAGTCGAAACGAACTCTGAGGGCGCAGCAGATCTGGAATGGGCTATGTTTGAGGCTCTGGCGGAGAAGGAGTTTGAGGCAGAAGTCAGTGGTGCACTATCGTTTTCTGTTGTGGCTGGGGGGCCATGATTCTGCATGAGCGTTACGCACAAGGACTTGAGAAACTACGCAGCAGGGATCGCCGAAACCGACTGTGACGAGACCCATATTCGCTCATCAATCAGTCGAAGCTATTACGCGGCGTTTCATGCAGCTCTTCCGCTTGTGGGAAAACTGCCTGAGTGCTCAAAGATCGGCGACGCCGCTCGAATCTCTCATCATGAAATGGGTGAGCGTCTGCGTGCTTGGGATGTGGGCAGGATTGACCCCCGTCTTGCGAAATTGAAAGTTACCGCAAGAACTCTCGCAACCGCCATGAAGGCTGCACGTGCAGCTCGCGTTCAAGCGGACTACGATATCGATATCGATCTTGTGAAAGCAGATGCACGTGCGCAAGTTGAGAGAACGAGCAAGATTCTGCGAATGATCTTGCAGATTGAAGGCGAGATCCAGCGGCCCGCTGCCTCCGTTCAGAGATAGTTTCGAGCTGTAGTCAGCCCCGCTCCGGTGGGACTTTTCTTTGCCCGTTGAACCACATGAGCGCAAGCTCAGCATGTCCCCAATCCAACAGGGGCATGCAGACAAATGGCCGAGATTTCAGAGACCCAAGCAGGCGGGCGCAACGTCCGAGCATTCCTGGACATGCTCGCCTGGTCCGAGGGCACCGATAACGGCCGGCAGCCCACGCGCGATCGAGGCTATGATGTGATCGTCGGTGGCCAGCTGTTCCGCGACTACGCCGATCACCCGCGCGTGCTGGTCGACCTACCCAAGCTGCGGATCCAGTCCACGGCCGCCGGCCGCTACCAGCTGCTGCGCCGGTACTTCGACGCGTACCGCAAGACGCTCAACCTGCATGACTTCTCGCCGCTGAGCCAGGACCTGATCGCGCTGCAGCAGATCCGCGAGCGCGGGGCATTGCGGTTGATCCAGACCGGCAAGATCGCCGAGGCCATCGCCAAGGTGCGGAACATCTGGGCGAGCCTGCCGGGCGCCGGGTATGGCCAGCATGAGCAGAAACTGGACCGCCTGCTGGACGTGTACCGGCAGGCCGGCGGGGAGGTGGCCTGATGATGGATTCTGACCCGAGCGCGACTGCCCCGTGGTGGGCTGCCGGCGGCGCATTTGCGCTGTGGGCGGTCCGCGAAATTTGGGGTGTGATCAACAGCCGGAAGAAGGACCGAACGGAGACCGACGCCAACGTCACGCTGGTGGGCGGCCTGACCGAGCGCATCGAGCGGCTTGAGCAGTCCCAGGCGCGCGTCACTGCTCAGCTGGATGAAGAAATCAAGCTGCGCCAGGCTGCACAGGAAGAGGCGCACCGGCTGCGGCTGCGGGTGCTGACGCTGGAGAGCGCCATGCGCTCGGTCGGCGCGGTGATCCCATTGGAGCCAACGCCATGATCAACCTCGATCCGCTGCGGCCATACGCCCACCTGATCCGTTGGGCCCTGATCGCCCTGCTGGCCCTCCTGCTGCTGGTGCTGGGCTACCGCTGGGGCTCTGGCCACTGGAAGGGCGAGTACACGGCCGAGGTAGCTGCGCGGGCAGCCGACAACGCAGCCCATGTCGCGACCCTGCAGCGCCTGGCTGATGCCTCTGCCCTGGTGGCGGCCAAAGCCAAGGCCGCATCCACCGCTCTGGCCAAGAGCCGTGCCGAATCCGACGCCAACTATCAAAAGGCCCTGAACGATGCGAAGCGTGCCGAACGTGATCTTGCTACTGCTCTGCGCCGCGGTGATGTGCAGCTGCAGCCGCAGTGGTCCTGTCCTGCGACCGGAACCGGCGCCAGTGGTTCTGCCGCCGATGCCCTCCAAGCCGGTGCCGCAGGGCGCTTCAACAGTGCGGCAAGAATTGTTGCAGCAGCCGACGCAGACGCAGCGCTGATCACCTGGCTGTGGGATAGCTGGAGGGCCGACCGCGATGCGGTGATTGTCGCAGGGTGTGCCGTCGAGGCAACGCGCTGATGGCAGGTCGCAAGATCAAGCTGAAGGACCAGCTGGGGCGGGTCATCAGCGTGCCCGTGGCCACGCCACCGGCTGCGCCTGTGACTCCACCGGTAACGCAGCCGGAGACGCCACGGCCTACTGCGACTGTCTGGAAGCTGATCCGCGAGATCCCGGCGAACATCCAGAAGCTGGCCAAGCTGGTCGGTACCGGCTTCCCGACGCGCGGCCCGGACGGCGAATGGTTCCAGCGGCAGATCGAAGCGGGCGAGGGCATCGATGTTGCCGATGGCGATGGAGTCGCTGGAAACCCGAGCGTTGGCTTGGCCGAGCTGACCGATTCCGGCGGCGGCACGTTGCAGAAGACCCTGCGCGACGACTACGGGCGCCTGGCTGGCACCAGTGAAGCGACCACGTCGGATCTCGCCGAGGGCGGCAACCTTTACTACACGAACGCAAGGGCCGATGCGCGAGCTGCAGTGGCTATCGCTGCTCACGTCGCCGCGGCCGACCCGCACTCTCAATATTTTCCGAAGCCGAGCGGCACTACCGCACAGCTGGTTCGTGGCAACGGCTCGGTATCAAATGCGCTGACTGGACCCATTTCCGTCACGACTACGAGCGACGCCGTGGTCGGGTCGGGCCTGACCATTGTCGGTTTCACTTCGGGGTCCGCTACCGTCGGCGCAGCCGCCAATGGCCGCATGACGCTCACCAACACTCAGTCTACAGACACGCTGATCGACATCGACCCTCAGCCGGGCACTAACAGTGCAACCTCGCAGTTCCGATTCTTCCGCAATACGAATACGACAGGCTCCGCGCGCTTCACGGTGTATCTCGGCGACGGCTCGGCGTCGAACAACGCAGTGATCGCAGGAAAAGGCGCCAATTCATATGTATGCGCAAACAACGGGAACTTCGGCGTCGGCACAGCCGCTGCTGTTGGTGCGAAGCTGGTGGTCGCGGGCGACTACGCCCCAAGCACCGACAACACGTTCTCGTCCGGAACGGCAAGTCTGCGTCACAGTGTTGTATGGGCGGGGACTGGCACGATCAGCATATCGGACGCCCGCGAGAAAACCTCAGTTCGTCCGTTCACTGCTGCCGAGCTAGCTGCAGCCGCAGAGCTGGGCAGGGAGATCGGGGTTTACCAGTGGTTGGCGATGATTGCTGAGAAGGGCGATGCAGCCCGGCAGCACATCGGCATGACCGTGCAAGGGGCGATTGCTGTTCTTGAATCACATGGACTCGACCCGTTCGCCTACGGCTTCATCTGCTATGACCAGTGGGATGAATTGCCAGAGATCCGCGACGAGTGGGAGGCCTTGCCGCAGGTGGTCGACGACTTCGGGAACGTGGTCCAAGAAGCACTGGAAGCCGGGTTTGAGATCGTGCAAGAGCATCGCCCTGCCGGCGACCGCTACTCGTTCCGCATGGACGAGTTGCTGGCGTTCATTGCTCGCGGACTGGCCCATAGGCTGGATGCCATGGAGCAGAGGCTGGCCGTACACCTGCTGGGGTGA